CAAAGTATAGGCCCAGATCAGACTGGTAGGCCAATTAGTCTGTTAACTGACCACCCTAACACCAAGAGCCTCTTTATAGTGGGTATGTAGTGTAAATTTTCACGCCATATCTATAAGGAGATTTAACTATGGCTATAGCAGTTGCCTCTGGCAAAAGCGGATTTGACGGCAATTTCAGCCCGATTATCTATTCCAAACAAGCACAGATTGCTCTAAGAAAAGCATCTGTTGCAAACGCAATAACTAACAACTCCTATTTCGGAGACATTGCAAACCAAGGTGATGTAGTTCGCATCCAGAAAGAGCCTGATGTAACAGTCAACGCTCTGGAGCGTAAAACTGCAATCAGCGTAGAAGACTTAGATGACTCTGAGTTTTCACTAACCATTGACAAAGCTAACTACTTTGCTTTTAAGATGGATGACATTGAAGATCAATTCTCATCAGTTGATTTCGTTAGCCTAGCTGCAGACAGAGCAGCATACAAAATGGCTGACGCAATGGATGCAGACTTGCTTCAGTATATGTCAGGTCACTCTGCTGCAGGTGCTATCACTACCACAGTTTCAGGTACAGCACAGCACCCAACATCAAATGAGATTAACGGTGAATTTTTAAAGGCTAACCGTTTAGATGCGTCTGACATTGGACACATCACAACATCAGCTTCTTCAAGTACAACTGGTGACTCCATTCCTCTAGCTGCACGTCTTCCAGGTGCAACAGCGTTGTCAACATCTGTGACATCTCCGTTGTCTGTGATTGCACGTATGGCTCGTCAGATGGATACAGCAAGTGTAGACTCACGAGGCAGATGGCTTGTAGTTGACCCGGTGTTCATGGAAATCTTAAAAGACGAAGATTCACGTCTATTAAATTCTGACTACGGTGGAGCAGGTCTACAAAACGGACTAGCTGTAAACAACTTACACGGCTTCAGACTTTATGTATCTACAAACTTACCTGCTAAAGGTACAGGTGCAGGTACATCAGGTGCGACTGCCCAAGACGATCATTATGGTGTCATCTTAGCAGGTCAGGAAGATGCGGTTGCTTCTGCAGAGCAGATCAACAAAGTTGAAAACTACCGTGATCCAGACTCATTTGCAGACATTGTACGTGGTATGCATCTATATGGAAGGAAAATTCTCCGTCCACAAGCATTGGTATCAGCCGTTTACAACGCTGCTTAATACTAAATATACTGTTGGGCGAGCTATGTCAAGCTTGCCCTTCAGCTTATATAACAGTAGGATAACTCTATGGCTACTTATGTCACACTAGTAAATGAATTGCTAAGACGTATGAACGAGGTCACACTTGATACTGCAGGTGATGGCTTTGATTCTGTAAGAAACGTGCAAGCTTTAGCTAAAGACGCAGTAAATAGTAGCATTAGACTTATTCTACAGGATGGTCAGGAGTGGCCTTTCCTCAAAACAACTTTTACACAGACTCTTACTGTAGGTACAAGACAGTATGATTTCCCTGCAGATTACTCTAGCACAGACTGGGATACATTCTATCTTAAGAAACTAAGCTCAGAAAACAATAGTCCTATGCCTCTAAGTGTAATCTCGTATGAGCAGTACATACAGAATGTACGTTCATCAGATGATACAGGAGATCAGGTTAATGGGGATGGACCTCCTGCTATTGCATATCAAACATTAGGTACAGCTTTCGGTGTTAGCCCTATACCTGATGCAGCATACGAAATAGAGTATGTGTATTGGAAATTCCCTACAGACTTAACTGCGTTTAACGATGTAGCAATTATACCAGATAGATTTAAACATGTAGTTATAGATGGTGCTATGATGTTTATGATGCGTTTCCGTAGCAATGAACAGAGTGCCGCTATGCACCAGAATAACTTTGAAGATGGCATCAAGACAATGCGTAGAGTTTTAATTGATGATACTTTATTTGTACGCTCTACCATTGTGGGTGACGCAAGGACAAGTTCATTTACTAGTGGTGTATAATGGCTGATAATCTAGCTTCCTTCAAAGTCTTCTGCCAAGGAGGGCTTAACACTAGTAGGGACGTGCTTTCTCAGGGTGAGACACAGCCTGGATCAGCTATATCATTACTTAACTACGAACCTGCTGTTACTGGTGGATACAGAAAGATAAGTGGCTTTGCTAACAATTACGGCACAGTTACAGGCACAGGAAGTGTACTAGGTGTAGCTGTAGCTGACGGTATAAACGATGGCATACTAGCTTGTAGAAAACCATCATCAGGTAATAACTACTTACACAAATGGAATAACTCTAGTTCAGCTTGGGATGCTGTAACAACTGCAGGTTCACCTACAATGACAGGTGTTACAAAAGTTAGATTCTCAAGGTTTAACTTTGCTACTCCAAAGGTTGTACTGACAGATGGCATCAACCCTGCAGCTACCTACGATGGCACAACCTATACTCAGATCACACATAGTAGTGCTCCAACTGACCCAAAGTACTCTGCAATATTTCAAAACCATTTATTTTTAGCAGGTGATCCTGCACATCCGACTAAACTCTTTTTTAGTGCCCCACTAGCAGAAACAGATTTTGCAGCAAGTAATGGGGCAGGTGTAATAAATGTAGGATTTCCTATAGTTGCAATTAAGTCTTTTAGAAACGAACTGTTTATATTTGGCTCAACTAATATTAAAAAACTAGGTGGTACTGCCCTAGCTAACTTTGTACTACAAACTGTTACTGATGACTTAGGATGCCTAGCTACAGACAGTGTTATAGAAATTGGTGGTGACTTACTATTCTTATCTCAGGATGGTCTACGCCCTATCTCAGGTACAGCAAAGATTGGTGACGTTAATCTAGAGACAGTATCAAAAGACATTCAGTCTATCTTTACAGATATTGTATTTGATGTAGACCTTGAAGGTCTTAATGCTGTAGTTCTTAGACAGAAAACACAGTTTAGATACTTCTTCGCAGCATCAGACTCTCAAGGTATTATTGGTGGGTTTAGACAAACTCCTAATGGATTACAGTTTGAGTATAGTCAAATGGTAGGTATTACAGCTACGTGTGCAGCTAGTGGATACATAGGTCAAAACGAAATTATTCTACACGGTAATACTGCAGGTAAAGTACAGCAACAAGAAGTCGGTAATAACTTTGATGGAAATCCTATACTAAGTGTATTTCAGACACCCTTCTATCATATGCAAGACCCAGAGCAACGAAAAGTATTTTACACTGTAGCTACATATCTACGCTCTGAAGGTGATAACTCTATCGTCATGTCGGCTGTTTATGACTATGCAGATGTAGATACACTAAACCCAACTAACTTTAATTTATCTACTGCAGGTGCTGCAGCTTTCTTTAACGAAGCAACATATAATAGTACTGCAATATTTGATGGTAATCCATCTCCAGTACAAAGAACTAATATATCAGGATCAGGTAAGTCAGCATCTTTAAAATACGTAACTAATGACACAAGTGCATCACACAGTATCCAAGGTCTAGTGATTACATTTGGAGTAGGAGACAGGTTGTAACATGGCAGGTTATTCAAGACAATCAGCAGCAGATATTATCGCTAATGCGGTTATTAAAGCTGCACCAGTAAACGCAGAGTACAATGCTCTAAGAGATACTTTTGCTTTAGCTACTGGACACAAGCACGATGGTAGTTCTACTGAAGGTGGCTACGTACCTCTGATAGCTGACAGTGATGCCTTAAACAAAGTTGTAATAGATACTACTAACAATAGAGTAGGTTTCTTTAGTGAAGTAGGTGGGGCTGCAGTAGAGCAAGTACGTATACAAGATGGTGCTATTGTTCCTGTAACTGACGATGACATTGACATTGGTTCATCTTCATTAAAGTTTAAAGACCTCTATGTTGATGGTGTAGGCTACATAGATTCTGTTACAGTAACAGGTGCAGCTACATTCTCTAACATAGACATTAACGGTGGTGCAATAGACGGTGCAACGATAGGTGCAGCCGCTGCAGGTGTAGCTACGTTCACTAACCTTACTGCCACAGGAACTACTACAGTAACTACAGCAGATGTAAACGGTGGGAACATTGATGGCACTATAATTGGTGCTTCTACAGCAGCAGCAGGTACATTCACTGCACTAACCGCTACAGGCACAACAACTGTAACAACTGCAGATATAAATGGCGGTAACATAGATGGTACAATTATTGGTGCTTCTAGTGCTGCAGCAGGTAGCTTTACAACTGTATCGACATCTGGACAAGCTACATTGGCAAGCGTTGATGTTAACGGTGGCAATATTGACGGGACTATTATCGGTGCGTCAAGTGCTGCTGCTATAACAGGTACAACTATTACAGCAAGCTCAGGCTTTGTTGGTAACTTGCAAGGTAACATCACAGGAGATATAACTGGTGATATTACAGGTGACATTAGCGGTGATGTTAGTGGTAACGTAACTGCAAGTTCTGGTACATCTACATTTACTAACGTAACAGTCAACGGAACATTGGACGTTACAGGTACAACAATTGCTAACGTTACTGATCCCAGTTCTGCACAGGATGCTGCGACTAAAAATTATGTTGATACACAGGTATCAGGGCTTGTAGACTCAGCACCTGGAACACTAAACACACTTAACGAACTAGCTGCAGCCATCAACGATGATGCAAGTTTTAGTACAACTATTACAAATAGTATAGCTGCCAAGCTACCCCTTGCAGGTGGTACGATGAGTGGTGCTATAGCTATGGGTACAGCTAAGATTACAGGCTTGGGTGATCCAACAGCTAATCAAGATGCGGCAACTAAAAAATATACTACAGATACATTCTTACCTTTAGCAGGTGGCACTCTAACAGGTGCAGTAGCAGCAGGTAATAACAAGATTACAGCTACATACACACCAAGTGCAAATGCGGATTTGACAACTAAGACATATGTTGATGGTATTGTTGGCTCAAGTACTGCAGCAGCAACATCAGCTACAGCAGCCGCTTCAAGTGCTACAGCCGCTGCCTCAAGTGAAACTGGTG